CTTCAACGACGATTGGGATTACGACCGGAACCAGCACTCAGGTATTCCGATGAACTTTAACTTGGATAAGCTTCGGAATGAGCTAATCCGCGACGAAGGGTTGCGCTTGACCGCCTATCGCGACACGTTCGGTTACTTAACCGTGGGTGTTGGGCATTTAATCTTGCGGGGTGAAGACTTTATAAGGATTACTTATGAGCAAGCGATGGATTTGTTGGATAACGATATTGGTAAAGCCGAACAGAAATTGGATAACATTTACCCCGGATGGAGAAAGTTAGATGAAGTTCGTCGAAGAGCGTTCATCAATCTTGTCTTCAATTTGGGTTATCAACTGGCCGATTTCAAACGCTTTCTTCATGCCGCGAAGTCCGGGGACTGGGAGAAAGCCGCCGATCAGTTGATTCAATCGCGCTGGTACAAGCAAGTGCGCTTGCGCGGCCCGCGTATTGTTCATGCGATACAGACGGGAACCGAGTGGGAGGGAGAATGACCACCTACCGCTATCGACTCATCGCTGATATTGAAGTGGATGCGCCTAACGTCGTAGCGGCGGAACAGGCGGTGCGTGGGAACCACACGATTCGTGGTTTCGGTAGTTACCTGGGCGGCGTCCGTTTACCGAGTCAACGCCGAGAGGAGCCTCGCTGTCGTGTTGAAGTGCGCGTCGATCACGGCACGATTGAAAGGCGTGCAGCATGATGGAAACCCCATTTCATTTTCGTTGCGAAAGATGCGAAGCCCGTTGGAGTGCTGACGATCAGTCGATGTCCTGGAAACACTATTGCCCCCATTGCGGCAGTGAATTGAAAGACGAGCCACCGATTTTGACAAAACTGCGAACACCAGAATCAAAGGAGTTGGTTGAATGAACAACTTTTCTGATGAAGAATGGGCCTACATTCTGACGATCAATTTTGAAGCGCAAGTCATCGTCGCTGAGTGGGATTTCGAGATGTTTGATCTAACCGGCTGTTTGGATTCGGGGTTGCTATGATTATCGAACGCCCTTCTCACGAAACCATTATTGCGACGGCGGACTGCAAGTACCTCGCGGCCGTTGAAGTGTTGTACGGATCAGAAGAGTCTGACGCGATGCGCTATGTGCGGTTTGGCGATGTAGGTTATAACGACGCCATCAATTTGTATCCTGATGAGTTTGATTCGTTTCGTGCATTGCTCGATGAAGTGGAGGCTTATCTCAAGAAACCTAATTTGGTGGAATTACACCAGATTAAACCAAATTCTAACCATGCAGGCTATTAAGGATAAAGGGCTTGAACTGCATAATCTTATTGAAAGTATTGGACAATCCAGAGAATTAGCGATTGCCAATACCAAGACAGAAGAAGCGGTTATGTGGGCTGTCAAGCACTTGACAAAGTGATCAATTAAACATGAAAACCTTTCTCTTGGCGGCGTTGCAAACCCTTCTCAAAGCGTTGATCGGCGCGTTGAATTACGAGCAGATTATAGAACTGGTAAATGACGCCGAGAGAGAACCGATGACTGGTGATGAGAAGCGGGCCTGGGTAATTCAAGAGGCTCGGAAGTTAGGTTTGGCCGTTGGGACGGCGCTCTTGAATCTAGCGATTGAAACGGCGGTGAACCGGATCAGGACGCCGCGATGATCAGTCTGGCGTATAATTGCGGAGGCCGGGCCATTGCGCGCAGCACGCTGGTGGCGCGGCTCAACGAGGGATTTTTGAACGACGCCGCCGAGGAGTTTTTGAAGTGGAACAAAATCGGCAAGGTGGAAAGCCGGGGACTGACGCGGCGACGGATTGCGGAACGAACTCTGTTTCTGACGGGCGATTACGGGAGAACCTGATTTGAGCGCAAAAGAGCGATTTTTAGACGCCGTGCAATCCGTGGTGGATCAATGTTTTGTCACCGTGCCCTCAGCGCCGCTGCTCGAACTGACGCAGGCGTTAGAAGCGGACCTGGAGACGATAGACGGCGAGGAATTGGATTTGATGTGGGAATTGCAGGATGCAGCGGGGTCGATGGAATGGAGATTCTGGCCGGAGACGAAAGAGGATAGCCCAATGGCCGTGGTCGATCCCTGTGCCGTACACGACTTGAACACCGCGTTAAAAAATTATCGGGACTATGGCCGGCGCTCGAATGGTGAGTCATGAGCGACATCACGCCCCGGTCTCGCCAAGTCGGCGGCGACCATTATTTGAACATAGGCATACAGCCTTGGGACGCGATGCGGGCTTGGCTGACGACTGAGCAATTTGCCGGCTATTTGCTGGGCAGTACGATCACCTACCTGGCGCGATTTAACGCCAAAGCGCCGGGCAAAGGCGGGCTTGAGGATTTGCAAAAAGCCGCGCATTATCTGGAGTATCTCATTTCGCTGGAGTCTCAGGAGTAGTCGCGTTGAACGTCATCCAGTGGATTCGCCAAAAACTGAACGAGTTTGCATCCGATGAGATTGATTCCCCATGGATGCTGCCCGTATTACTCGTTGCCATGCTCGTCTATGTGATCGGCGGATTGGCGTATCTGTGGTGGAGAATGTCATGAAAGATTTTCAGCTTCGTGTGGTTGAAGAGCGTCAATCCCTTGATGAGAAGCGGGCCAAGCTTGCTGTTTTTATTAACGGAGACCTTTTTAAATCACTTCCTCTTGATGAACAAGACCGCTTGAGACGCCAAATAGATGTCATGGATGCGTACAGTCAAATCCTTAATGAGCGCATTTCCGAGTTTTGAGCAATGAACTGGCTCCTGAATCGACTCAAAGAACGAAGCACCTGGCTTGCAATCTTCACCCTGCTCGGTCTAGTGGGCATCAAGCTGGAGCCTGAACTCAGAGAGCTGATCATCAACGCGATTCTGGCGGTTGCGGCGATTGTAGCCTTCGTGTTTCGTGAGAATATTCGTGAACGATCAACCGATTTGGATCAAGCCACTCGTTCTATTCCTCAACTCCCGCCAATCGAGTTGCAGGGTCGGCCTGCCGCGCCAATACCTGATTCCGCGCCGGAGGTTGCTGATGTTGTTGCTGATGCTACTCCTCGCCGCCGCGTTTCTGACCAGTTGCTCGACACCCTGCCATCCATCCCTCGGTTTAAAAACCCTGCCTCTCCTCACTCAGGATCGGTGGGCTGGAATGACGATCACTGATTTTATTGATTCTGGAGAATTAAAGTGCGCGTTTTACTACTGAGTTTGTTGGTTCTATTTTCGGCTTCTGCTTTCACGCAGTCTTGCCCGGAAGGGCAGATTTTTAACTCTTGCGACGGGCCGCAATTTGGCCCTGGCCCCTGTACACCGGGCTGTGTCTCTATTATCGAACCGCAGCCGGTGGTGGCTGAGTCGATGGGGCCTGCTGAGTTATGCATAGCGGATGCTTGTCAGTTCGTGCGGTATGTGTGGATCGGCAATATCGTCGTTGCCGAGTCGCAACTGGCGAATAATTATGCGGTCATCGGCTGGAGTGGGCCGTGTTTAGCGGCGAGTCGTGGCGAGTGTCCTGACATTCTGAATCAGGCGTTTGCGGATTTAACTACGAACGCAAAACGCGCCAATCGGGCGCAGTCCGTGCAGTAATCACCGCAACGGTGATGAGTATGTTTGTTAACACCTTGAATGTGTATTACACCTGTGGAGAGTTACCCATGAAACTGTCTGAACTACCTGCTGCGGTTGCTGGCGTATCGGCGCAACTGACCAAGGCGCAAGATGAAATTCTTGCCAAGATCGCTGCATTGGAAGCGGCGTTAGCCGATGTTGAGCTGCCGGTGGAAGCTATTAATGCGATTAACTCGCTGCGCGGCCAAGCTCAAGTCTTGGATGACATCGTTCCTGATGTTGTTCCTGAGCCGGAGCCGATTGAGACGGTTGAGCCTGTCACTGAGTAATTATTGACGGCGAGTCAGCAATGGCTCGCCCTTGGAGATTCCATGAAGGCTTTTCTCTTGGCGGCATTGCAAACGATCATCAAATCTCTGGTCGGATCGCTCGATTATGAGCAGATTAAAGTCTTGGTGATGTACGCCGAGAGAGAACCTATATCCGGCGTCGAGAAACGCGAATTGGTGATTCAGGAAGCGCGAA